GTGTAGTATAAAGATAATGTGCTACACATAAAGGCACATAGAACATAGGCATATATAAGGAGGCATTACTATGGCATCATTAGCAGAAATTCGTGCAAAGTTAAAAGAACAAGAAAATCGCTCAAGTGGCACGACATCAGGTGGCGATAACGCAATTTACCCATTTTGGAATATCAAGGAAGGCGATAGTGTAACTATGCGTTTCTTGCCAGACGGCGATGATTCAAATACTTTCTTTTGGAAAGAACGTTTGATGATTAAACTTCCGTTTGCTGGCGTAAAAGGCGAAACAGATTCACGTCCAGTACAGGTACAAGTTCCATGTATGGAAATGTATGGAGAATCATGTCCAATTCTAGCAGAAGTGCGTGGTTGGTTTAAGGATCCAAGTCTAGAAGATATGGGTCGTAAGTATTGGAAGAAACGTTCTTATATCTTCCAAGGATTTGTATCAGATAATCCTTTGAGTGAAGATACTACTCCTAATAATCCAATTCGTAGGTTTATTATTGGTCCACAAATTTTTCAAATTATTAAACAGGCTCTTATGGATCCTGATATGGAAGAACTACCAACGGACTATACTGCTGGTGTAGATTTCCGTCTTAACAAAACTTCAAAAGGTGGTTATGCTGATTATGGCACGTCAACTTGGGCACGTCGCGAACGTCCACTAAGTGATAGTGAAATGAATGCAGTCAATGAACATGGATTGTTTAATCTTAATGACTTCCTGCCTAAAAAACCAGGCGAAGTTGAAGTTAAGGTTTTGACTGAAATGTTTGAAGCAAGTGTAGACGGTGAAGCATACGATGCAGAACGTTGGTCACAATACTTCCGTCCAGCGGGTATGCAAGCACGTACAGGTGATCCTAACGTAAAAGCAAGTCCACAAGCAACTGCGGTAAGTCAAAGTGCTCCGGCACCAGCAGCACCAGCAGCACCAGTTGCTGAAACTGTAACTGACACAGGTTGGCAAGATCCTGCTCCGGCAGCAACGCCAGAACCTGCTCCAGCAGCAGAAGCAGCACCTGCAGAAGAAAGCGGAAGCGCACAGGACATTCTTGCAATGATCCGTGCAAGACAAAACCAATAAAATAGGAGATAAGGATGCAAGTATCTGACAAATTAAAATCTATTGACAATTATTTCAGTGTGAATATTCTAGATAACGGATATTTCATTGAAGTATCAGGTAGAAATCATGAAGATGATTATTCTACAGCCAAAGTAATGTACAATACTGCCGATGAAATGATCGAAGGTGTACGTTCACTTACATCAATGGACTTGAGTGACTAATGGCAATTAAGGCATTTGATCCAAGTAAATTCCGTAAAGATTTAACAAAGTCGATTAGCGGAATGAGTGCAGGTTTTAATGATCCAACTGATTGGATCAGCACAGGAAACTTTGCACTCAACTATTTGATCTCAGGGGACTTCCATAAGGGAGTCCCATTGGGAAAAGTTACTGTTTTCGCCGGTGAGTCTGGCGCAGGCAAATCTTATATCTGTTCGGGTAACATTGTCAAGGCAGCACAAGACCAGGGTATCTTTGTAGTTCTTATTGACTCAGAGAATGCACTTGACGAGTCGTGGTTACAAGCACTTGATGTAGATACTTCAGAAGAAAAACTTCTAAAACTAAACATGTCAATGATCGATGACGTTGCTAAAACTATTAGTACGTTTATGGCAGACTATAAAGATATGTCTGAAGAAGATCGTCCTAAAGTATTGTTTGTTGTTGACTCATTAGGCATGTTACTTACTCCTACTGATATTGATCAGTTTAACAAAGGTGATATGAAAGGTGATATGGGTCGCAAACCTAAGCAACTTACTGCACTTGTTCGTAACACAGTTAATATGATTGGTTCACATAATGTAGGACTTGTTTGTACTAATCATACTTATGCATCGCAAGATATGTTTGATCCAGATGACAAAATCTCAGGTGGTCAAGGATTTATCTATGCATCTTCAATTGTTGTAGCAATGAAAAAACTAAAACTAAAAGAAGATGAAGATGGTAACAAAGTAAGTGATGTACGTGGTATTCGTGCTGGTTGTAAGGTAATGAAAACACGTTACGCTAAACCTTTCGAAGGTGTACAAGTAAAGATTCCATATGAAACAGGTATGAATCCTTACAGCGGACTTGTTGAGTTATTTGAAGCAAAAGGCATGATCGAAAAACAAGGCAATAGGTTAAAATATACAACAATAGCAGGCGAAGAATTGTTAGAATATCGTAAAAACTGGAAAGGCGAATTACTCGACAAGGTCATGACGGATTACCTCGAAAAAGAACGTAATGTGGTAAATACCGGCACTACAGAAGAAGTAGATGACCACGAGGAGTTAGTCGAAAATGAATGAAGAGCAGGCATGCGACATTTGGG